AGCTCCACCTACACCAGCGTAAAAAGACTCGCCTTCTTTGTTTGTAGTCCAACGACCAGCTGATTTGTTGTCTGCTTGTAATTTTAAGTCTGGAAAGATGTGTTGATAATCTTCGGAATCTATAATATTTCTTACCCTTCTACCAAATCGCACAGCCAACTCAGCCGTGTGTGTGGTTTGTATTATTTTTAGATTACCCTGTTTGCCCATCATCCAAGCTGGAAAAAAAGTTGACGCAAACTCTGATTTTGAGTGTCTAGGCGGCAAACATACTATAAGTCTTTTGAGTTTACCTTCTGCTATTTTATTAAATTTATCTGCAATAATTTTATGATGTCGTCCTTCTATAAAATCAGGCCACATGTGATTTACAAAAGAAATAAAATCGTTTTGACAGGAATCTTGCTTTTCTAATTGATCGTATCTATTGATTAAAGCCATGGCTTCGGCTTTATCTTGCTCTGATAAAATATCAAAGTCTTTGTAAGAAACGTCGCTCATGGTCGAGTTAGGTGGTCAGGTAGTGACGTATAAACCACCCAACTCTAAGCCTAAAGGCCTGTGGGTAGTATTGCACATCGTTATACCTCATGCCACTCTTTACCTTGAAACAATAGCGCTTCTGCTTCTCTACGTCTTATTAAACCATTCAAAACTTCACCGCCAGCTTTATTCCATCTTTTAATTTGTTGTGGAACTTCATCATATTTTCCTTCATTTAAGACTTTTCGGAGCGTTGAACTACCAAAATTTGTTGGTCCTAAATTATAAATCCACGCACACAAAGAATCGAATTGACTTTGATTAAGGTCAACTTCAACCATGTTATTGATGTATTTTTCGTATTCTTGCATTTCTTCTAGCAATAAATGATTGGCTTCATCTTTGTTTATTCTGTCACCTTCTTTGACATTTTTTGTGTGTCCATAACCTATAGTCCAAACTCCAGCTGGACACAGGTACGCCTCTAGTTCACAACCCTCAAAATATTTAATTAACGCTAGTCCTTCTTGTGATATTTTCATGTTACCCCCAAATTTTTGTTTTCGCCCCACCAAAATAAGGCACTGCATGACCTTCTTTGATAAGTTTTTCACAAATGTCTTCTCCATTTTCGGTATAAGGTATGCCCAAGATCCTTCCGTATTTACCTTTACCTAATGATTTAACTTTAAAAGTACCAACACAAAGTTCTTTTAATCTTTCTTTTGCCTTTAGTCCAAGAGCTTTTTCAGCTAAATTTCTAGTGCGGCTTTCTGGAGTGTCAATGCCAGCCAATCTTACTCTTTGTTTGTGTAATTTTACATCAAAGCCTAAGTCCAAAATACAATCAAATGTGTCTCCATCTACTATACGGTCTAATGTTGCTCTGTAAACAAACTCATCTGGTGAACTACTCATTTTCATCTTCCTGTGGTTTGTCTAACTCTCTATAATATTTGATGATAGACAGTATATCTTTTGTATATCTAGTTATTTCTGCCATATCCATGCTTAAATTTTCATATTCTTTACTTGATAATGAATAGTATGCACGGTTAGGAGCATTGCCATCTTCAAGATTTTGTAAATAAATCCTCATTTTTTCTGGAGTCATAACTTCCCAATCAACATCAGATAAACTCATGGGATAGGGTAAAGGTGGGTGATAAATAGGTGGTCTTTCAGCTATAGTCCTTACCTCTACTGGCTTAACTGCTTGTTGCATTAATGAGCAACTTGCCATAAATATAGCTATACTAATTACTGCTAGATGTTTCATCAAACTGGTTTGGGTTACTTAATTCTTCTAAAGTGGTCATCACTCTTGCTGATGCTTTATTGATTCTATTTTGTAAATCTTCTGGGTTTGCTAGTGCTGATTCATCTAAATCTAAATTAGCAAAAGTTTTTCTCAACCTATTTACATTTTCCATAGCTTTTCTGTTTTCTTCAGCCATTGTATTCATTTGTTGTTGTTGTTGTTGGGCTTGTTTTAGGTGTCTTTCTATTGCTTCATTTTGCTCTTGTATTTGTGTCTCAAGTACTATTTGGTTGCCTTTTAGTGTGCTAATTTGGTCTGCTTGATAGTCAATATACCATGCTGAACCAGCTACAGAAACTATAAGTAGCCCACCCAGTATTAATGATAATTTCATAATTAATTAGCTAAAGGATTTTTACTGTCTTCTAGCTTGTCTAATTCAATCCAAATTCTTTCAACATCACTTGTTAAAGAAGCAATGCTGGCTTTTAAGTCGCTGTTATCTGGCACACTTTCACGAACCTCTATAACTAAGCTGTCTATTGATTTATTAATATAGTCAACTGACGTTTCTATAGCGGCAAACCTTTCTTCGATTATCTTTTGAGCGTCCTCTGTGTCTCCAATACCGCCTATTTGTGCTTCAAGATTTTCTAACCTATTAACATAAGTAGCCCCTGTGTAACCAAAACCAGCCAAAGTGCCTACAATAGATACTAAAGCTATTAGTTGTGTTGTTTTGTTTTGAAACCAATCCATATTTTTCTCCTATAAATTAGGTTGTTGTTCTATCATATCATTCAGCAAATTTATATTGTTACTGGCTAAACTATAAAATCCACTTATATTATCACTTATATTTATATCATTATAAATATCTTTAGGCTGATACCAAGTTTCTTGTTTTGGTATTTCAAAAGTTTTATACACTTCAAAAGCTGGCACATAACCTAAATAAGCTATTAATGTTGATTGGTCTGCATATTGACCAGTCTCTTGTTGTTCTGTTTCTGCTTGTTCTTGTTGTTCTTTAATGTTGTTAGCAACAATTTCTTCTGCAATTTGGTCTGCTTCACTTGCTGTCATAACACCTGACACTGCTGTATCTATTTCACCTTGCATGTTTTGTACTTGTACATCTGCCATAACAACTTGTGGGTTGTTATCAAATGTTGGCATGGGTGTTATAACTGTAGAAACACTACTAACTGTTTGTGAACTGCCTCCTGACATACTGCTAGTGTCTTGACTTAAAGAAAGTATAGTATTTGTTTGAACATTGGCAGAAGCTATCTGGTCAGACATGCTGGGTGAACTGCTAGTGCTTATACCACCTCCTGTTACAGAAGAATTTACAGCACCACTATTCATACTGCCAGTGCCACTACTATTGTTGTTTCCACCTGAATATCCTGTAGAAGAATTGCTAGAAGCATTGCTGTTAGATGCTGTTCTTATAGATTGATTTACAACATTTATCATAGTAGATGTTATACCACTACTTGATGTTGTTTCTTCTGCAACTAACTCTAGTTCTTCTTCAATAACTTCTTCTTCTCTTTCTTCTAATGCAACTCTTTCTTCTGCAAACTGTTCTTCTATTTCTTCAAATACTTCTTCTACCACTTCTTCTTCAAAAATTTCTTCTTCTGCATAAAGTTCTTCTTCTTCCTGTTCTTCTCTTCTTTCTTCTGCTAACTCTTCTCTTACTTCTTCTTCAAACCATTCATCTAACTCTTCAATGCTTTCAAATTCAATAAAGGTATTGATCTGTTCAAAATCTTCCACTAAAACTGTTTCTTGTAATATAAATTCTTCTATAAGCTCTTCACTTGGATTGATTGTAATTACATCATTTCTTTCAAATTCATCATAAGAAAACAAATGCTGTGGTTCTTCAAATAGCTGTATATCATAAACATCATCTATTACGTTGAAATCTGGTAATGGATCAAAGTCTCCAGCAAAAGTTTCTTCGAAATCAAATTGTATCAAACCTTCCTCAAACTCAAATATTAATGGTTGTTCGTTTGATTCAAATTCTTCTATGTAAGAAAAAACATCTTCTTCATACCCAAAGTCATCATTAAAGTTAAAGTTACCACCTTGCATATCATCTTGATAACCATAATCAAATTCTTCTTCAATATAGTACGCAACAGATGCTTCTTGCGTATATCCAGCACAAAAAGGTGCGTATTGTGGGTCTTCGTCACATTGCTGGTCATCATAAGCTGACCAATAATAAGGGCATGACTCACTGTATAATTGACTAAGATTACATTGCTGCGTTAAATATGCAGAAGCATATCCAGAGCAAGATTCATTGTTTAAAGGATTGCTGCAATCTATAGCATTACCTGAACCTTCTCCATATAAACTACCATTATTTTCTAACAATGTATTAAATGTAGTGTTATTCCAATTAGTGTTTACACATGAACCAGAATTGGTTGTGCCTGTGCTACATTCATCATGGTACAAATAAGTATAACTTTCTGTTGTTCCACTACCTATTTCTCCAATTAATACATCATGGTTAATTACATTTAACCCACCATATCTATATTCAAATGTGTTGTTTGGCCAAAGGATTACTTCAAAACTATTGTCTGTATTGCTTCTGTTGTATTCTCTAAGATCATACCAGCCAAATATCATCTTAGAAGAATCTCCCCAAGATTTTATTCTTGAGTTGTTATCTCTAATTAAGTCTGTCCAAAAAGGGTATAAAGTATAAGTATGCTGTCCTGTTAATGGGTCTGGTGTGTAATCATTACAATAAGAACCAGTAGTTTTAAAGTGTAAACATCCATTGGTTGCCATTCTTGCTTGACTAAAAGTTTGTCCATAAAAAGTAAAATTAAATGATAAATCTATTGCTGGAGAAACCCCATCATCTGCAACTGAATAAGCCAACTCACCTTCAAAATTATTAGCATTTGTTTGTAGATGATATAAAGGTTGATTGGCTTCGTAGATATACTCAGCCTTTAGTTGATTAACACCTAATGAAAAAATTATTGAAAAAATTAAACTGCTTACAAAACACCAAGTTTGCCATTCATCTTTATGTGGCATTGTTCCATTCTTTCTTACACTGTTTAGTGGATTTTTTCTTTTTAGTAAAAACTTTTCTTACACCACTTACAACATCTCTGTTGTAACCTGTGTCATTAGGGTTTAACCCTTTCTTACAGTTTGCTATCCAATTAGCTTTGTATTCTTTTGCATCAGGTCTTTGTGCTGGATTATTGTTCCATCCGTCTGAGGCTTCTTTACCTATTTTGCCCATGTAAGGACATGGAGTACCAGCCATTTCCATAGCTTGAAATACTCTAGTGTCTTGGCAAAGTATAGATACAGCAGCTACTTTCATGCCCATATCGTATATGTATTTGCTTAATTTAAGTCTTTCGCAATTTTCATCTTTTACTGTTCGCCCACCTGACAGTCCAAATACTTGTCCTTGAAACGCACCTGAAACACCAGTGGTACAAAGGTCCTGACTATAACTCATAATAGAAGGAGCTATAGCAGAAGCTGGTGGTGCTTCGGTTTTAATATTTTGGTTAATAGTCTGCTCTGATTTACTTTGATTAATGTTTCTATTTGTATTATCAGATTTAGTGTTATTGTTGTTTTGGTTTACGTTATTTGTTTGTACGTTTGATTCAGACTTGCTTTCGTTTTTATTGATGTTTGTGTTATTGCTTATAGAAGTCGAATTGTTGGTATTATTTGTAGTCGTATTGTTATTAACAGTTTGATCTACTGTTGAATTTACTGTCGAATTAGATGTAGATGTTGAAGTATTAACATTATTATTTTGGTTCGTATTACTGGTCGTAGCTGTTGAAGTTGCTGTCGTTGTGTTTACGTTATTATTATTTGCCGTAGACGTACTGACGTTTGTGTTCGAGTTAGTTGCAGTTGAAGTCGAAGTATTTGTATTTGTTGCAGTAGTAGTGTTCGTGTTTGTGTTCGTGTTTGTGTTTGTATTGGAATTTGTGTTGGTGTTATTTGTAGTCGTGGAATTTGTGGTATTCAAATTATTGTTTTCACAATACTGTGTGCCATTAGCACACCCTGTGCCAGTCTGGTCAGGTGCATCAGCATGAACATTGGCAACAAAAAATGTTAATCCAAGTATTAATGTATAATATTTTTTATACATTATTTATCTTCACCTTTAAAACTTTTAGATGAACCTGTTGTGCCAGCATACAGTCCAAACCACGCAGCTCCAGCACCAACAACAATAGAAATTAAACCTGATTGCTCAAAACTTGGTTCAGGCAACTCCATAAACCACATAACAGTATAGTAAAGTAGAAAAATATAGACAGTCAAAAAAGCTCTTGGAAATATTCTCCAAGAATCAACTGCTTGTGCTAAAAATATCCATTTTTGATGTGGATTTTTAGTGCCTTCATCTTCAAGTTCTCTTATTCTGTCTTTTAATCTTGATTGTTCTTGTAGTAGCTCCATAAACTTACTGAGGTCAATTTCAACCTCATTTCTGTCCATATCACCACCAAATCTGCCTGTAGATTCTCTTTCGCTCATGTCAAATAAATTTAGTTAGTACAATAGCTCCAACTATGAAAGGATAAACGCCCCAAAGCATATTTTCTAATTTTTTAAATTTCTCTGAGCCTTCATCTAAGCGCTTTTCTATGTTTTGATAGCGTATAGCACATTCTTTTTCGTGTGATTGAATTTGATGAAGTGCGTCTTTCGCGGTGGCCATTATTTTCTTTTCTTTTTTTTCTTTTTCTTACTTTTTTTTGCAACTTCTACTGTAGTATAAGCCTCATCTATATCAGGAGTAGAAGGATCATCGGCTACATATCTACCTTTTTCAGTTCTTGCCCTAACTGTTTTTTCCTCAACACCTCTGACGTTTTGCCAGAATTTTTTGATGGTGTCTTTATACGTCTTTGGTAGCCAACTCATGTTATTTCTCCTTGGCCTTGCCAACATTGATGGCACACCAATCTATTAATTTATAAACTTTACCAATAATTTGGTCGTCTTTTGGTGTTGGTGTTAAAGCACAAATTAAAGATGCTCCTGAAATAACCCACGGGGCCAACTGAATGATTGTGAATATTGTATCTAACATATTATTCTCCTTTTTCTTTTGTTGGTTCTTGAGATACATCCCAACAATTAAGGTTGGAAGCGACCGTTCTTCTTTCGCCTTCTCCCTTAAAAGGATATACCATGTGTTGCAACCAAGAAGGGAAAACCAACAACTTCCCAACCTCTGGTTGCATAACAAAAGACTGAGGAGGCCTCAATCTTTGTGTGTCCATTAATTGATTCAAACCATAGTTAAAGGCTATATACCCATCACAATCACCAGACGCATTGTATAAAGAGTAATTGCCATCACCAGCTGTCGGTTGATCTAAAATTTGTTGTGGCACTTTAGTCCAACCAGTTGTGGATATACCCATAATAGTTTGAGTTCCGTGGTCATGTATAGGATTGTAGTCGCCTTCATAGCTGTGCACCGACCAAGTTTCATCTATAGCTACTGCCTTAGGTGCTTTTAATCTTGAGCCTGTTTGTTGTGAAAAAAAGTTAATATAATCTGCTCCTAACCCACAAACAAAGTTTGTGTATTCTTTTAATCTTGGATCTGCATTATTCATTAATAACTGTTCGCCTTGTGTTATTTGTCCAACCAAAGTATCAGCTAATGACTTTCTGTTTTCATCTTCAACGTATTCATCAAGATATTCATTCAAATCTTCAACCATACCTTTTGGCATTTGTGTTTCCATAACAAAAACACTAGGCATACTATGTACTGTTACTTCTGCCATTAGCTAGGTATTGAATAGTCTGTGTCGGCTACTGGTGTTACTACAGGATTTGTAATAACCGAATCAACCTGACTAGCAAACACCTCATCCCACTTAGACACAGGACATAAGGCTTCTAATTGAGCTTTAGTCCAACTAGATTTAGCTTTAGCAGTAAAATCTCCTCTATCTGCTGAACGCTCTTTATTAAATGTACTTGTATAATATGTAGCATCTCCTTCTGAGTCATTCTCATAAGTCATGGATAAATCCCACTTTACAACTTTTCCACTTTTTACAAAAGGAATAGCTTTAGTTAGTGTTTTAGTTACTGCCATTTTTACTCCTTATATTAACTTTCTAATGCTGTGACTCTAGCGGTCAACGCATCTATTTTATCATCAGCTTCTTGTAAGGCTTTAACTAGAATAGGTACAAACTTTTCATACTGTAACTGATATTGTTTGCCATCGCCTGTTTGATTTGAAACTAAATTGGTTTTATTAGATAGTTTATGATTTATTGATTCTTCTAAAGCTATAACATCTTGTGCTTTAAAACCTAAATCCATCCAGTCTTCTTTGTGTGTTCCATCATGGGTTACACTATTTAAGTCAGTATCAGGGTTTGCATCCCAATCAACATAATTAGCACGTTTATCCCAATAATAAGTGTATGGTGTTAAAGCATTTACAAAATTTAAACCAGCTGTCAAAGGTTGAAAGTCTGTTTTATCTCTTTCATCAGAAGCTACTGTTAAAGAAACCTGCACGTTAATTTTACTAACTGATTGGTTTCCTATAACGCCTTCATTATTACCTGTTGTTATAGAACCACCAGGAGAACCTGAAACTCCTGTTTCTTTACCAATAAAAAAGTTATTTGTGCCAGTTGTTACATTTTCACCTGCTTTATAACCGATTGAAGTATTGCCAGCACCGGTAGAATTTTCTAATGCTTGGAATCCTACTGCAACACAATCAGATGATGTTGTTGCATCCATTAATGCTTCTCGCCCAATTGCAACATTCTGGTTGCCTGTTGTTATGTCCTCTCCCGCAGCAGAACCGATACAAATATTTTCACCGCCAGTAGTTATTGAATTACCTGCATTGTAGCCGATAGCTACGTTATGGTCCCCTATAGTCAAATCCGTTAATGTACTACCACCTACGGCCGTATTTTGAAATGCTCCAGCCAAACTTGCACCAGATGCTACGTTATATCCTATAAATGTATTCTGATAACCAGCTAATGCTGCAGAAGCATTTGAAGCCACAGTATGTCCAATAGCTATAAGTTGAGATGTGCTTGCTGAGTTGACAACTGCTCTACCTGCGTAGTTACCTATTGCTAAGTTTCCGTTTGCACCTGTAGTTTGTCTAACTAAAGCATCATATCCAATAGCTATATTGTCAGAAGAACCGCTTTGAGCAGTCAATGCTCTATAGCCGACTCCTAAGTTTCTAGTGTTATTGGTAGATGCTAAAGCCTCTGTGCCAACAGCCACGTTGTCTTCCACAGTAGATGCAGTAGACAAAGCATTGTACCCTATGGCGACCATGTTATTGCCAGTGCTAACAGCCGTAAGGGCACCAAATCCTAGTGCCGTATTTTTATCGCCAGTAGTTAATGCTGCAAAAACATCTATACCCAAAGCCGTGTTGTAGTTTGCTCCACTTATAGTTCCTGTAGTGGCATCTCCAAGCATAATTGAAGAGGTACCAAAAGTTTTAGCATCAGATAAATCATTTATTGAACTTGCACCGCCAGCTGCATCTTCCCAAGCAACACCACTTCCTGTTGAAGTTAATACTTGTCCATCACTACCTTGTGCGCTGCCGATTGTTAAATTGTCTGTTTCTAGTGTTCCATCAATATCTACATCACCTGAAATATCTAAAGAAGCCGCTGTAACAACACCTGTTGTTGTAACTGTATCTATATAGGCATCTTTAAAATAAAGAGAGGAAGTACCCAAGTCTACATCTGAGTCTGTTATTGGAGCAATAACCCCATCAGCCATAGTAAATTGACCTGTACCACCAGCACTAAATGCCAAAGTATCTGCTGCACTAAAATATAATCCAGCATTAGCATCACCTGTGTTACTGATACTTGGTGCTCCAGCTGAACCATCTGAAAAAGTGGCTTGGCCTGAAACATCTAAAGTACCATTTATATCAATAGCTGTAGCCGTTAAATCAATTTCATCTGTTGCACCTAAACTAAGTACAGTTGCACTTGAGCCTTGTATAAACTGACTAGCATCATTGAAACAAATTTTATTAGTTGAATTTAAAGTTAAACCTGTGCCATCTGTGTGAGTTAAAGTGGTATCGCCATCAGCACCAAAAGTAACAACCGCCGAATCAGAGCTCAAAGTAAGATCATCTGATATTGTCAAATCGTCTTGCACTTTAAGATCTACAACACTTAGACTTGCAAAAGCATCCGTTACGGCTGCGCCAGCTCCGGCTCCGTCTAGATATAGTGCTTTTACGTCTCCTGGCGGAATTGTCACGTTGGCACCAGTGCCTTGGGAGATTATGATGTTTTGTGATCCACTGGTGCCGTTTTCAATCAGGTGCACTCTACTCATTGTGTTGGGTGAAATAGTAATCGTACAATCTGAATCTAGTGTTCCTGTGTATTTTATAAAAGTGGCTCTACCTGGATCAGTAGCTCCATCAGCGACTACTGTGCTGTGTGTATCAGCATTGGTGGTGATTGCTTCGGTGCCGTAACCAAGTGCTTCCCCAATCAATTCGAGGTTCGTATTCGTCTCACTTCCCCAAGTTCCAGAAGATTCACCCGTGCCAATTTCTTTTAGTCTTAAATCATTTACATAAGTTGCCATATATCATGTCCTCTTTTACGCTGCGTCCCTACCACCTTTAATTGTAGTATAGTTTGGAGTTTGTGTCGTTGCAACGTCAGAAAAGTTTGGTGTTTGACTTGTATCAATTTCTCCAAATACTAAAACTGTGCTCAAACTTACTGTAACGCTTTGTCCTGTTGGTACCACGTTTGCTTTTGCTACAGTAGAAACCGATCCTAAAGACGAAGTAATTGCAAAACTTGGTAGGTTTATAACTTCGTTTTCGTGAATAATTACTGAACCTATTGCGGAAGTTATAGCCTGAGTGGTTAGAGTAACATTGGCCTCCGCATCTACAGCTGGTGATCCTAAGCCTGACGTTATCGCAAGGGTGGTGGGTGTTACATTGGCTTCTGCATCTGTGCTTACAGATCCTAGTCCAGATGTTATGGCTCGTCCTGATAAAACAGCGTTGGCTTCTGCATCAACTGTTACGCTGCCTAAAGCAGATGTGATTGCTCCAACACTGCTTAAATTAAGTGGTAGTGGCTCACCCCAAGCACCTTCGTTCCAGGTACCACGTCCCCACCCATTAATAATTGCCATTAAAGGTTATCCCTTACCAAAACCAACAAGACTTTAACATTGGTTAGCTCCTCTCTTACTGGCGCTGTTATAAAATCAAGAGTTAGTATGCTGTCTATCTTGTTGATTGCGCTTATTACTTTTTCTTTGTCGCTCATGTTTTTTGATTATAAGCGACAAAGATGTTTTTTTCTACGCGTGCTTGCCTTGAAACTTCCTTTGCAAGATTCTGTGTACTTTGTGATAAGGAAAATCCTCATAACCAGCGTGTGAGTTTTGGATTTGTCTTGCTATTCTTCGAGCACCTAAACCTTCGTCTCGCAACGCATAGATGTGTTTCAAGACTTCTTGTTCTTCTGGAACTGGTATCAGCTTGGTTCTCCTTCTGCTGCCAGAGTCGTCGTATTCTTTGGTGTAACCAAAAGGTGTTTGTCCGCCAATCGAGTAACCTTTTTCTGCGTAGACAATCTTGCCACCATTTAGCCTAGACATAATCATTTCTCTTTCGATTTCTGCAAACTGAGCCATGTTTGTAATCAGCTGTTGATTAGCCATTCTGGTCATGTCCATTTTGGCTTCAAGTCCAGTCTTAGCTTTTTCTCTGGGTAAGACTACAGGTATGTCTGCAAACATATCGCAGAAGTAAAGCGTTATGCCTGTCTCTTCTAGAGTAGGAATCATGTTGACCATTTCGAGGAAAGATCTAGCAAGCCTGTCTAGTTTTGTAACTACTATCACATCATGCTTGTCCATAATGTCGGTGAGCTCCCTAGATCCTGGACGTTCCAATAGCGGTTTCATGCCACTTATACCAGCATCGGTAAAGAACTGGTCGACCTCTCGGCCATACTTGTTGGCGACAAACTCTTCTATGGATTTTTTTTGTTCTTCAAGTGAAGATCCATCTTTGGCCTGTTGCTCAGATGAAACTCTGATATAGCCGTAGATGTTATTGATTTGTTTTTTGGGTTGTATCATTTTATTTCCTCATTAGCTTTATAAAAGGCAGTAGGTGTATGTATCTGCGTACCTGTTTCAAGCATTTGTTTGACTGTTCCTTTTTTCCAATAACCTGAACCTTCTGTGTATTCAATAGCTTCTTCTAGGCTTATAACATTCCATGTATCTTCACCTTTAAATTGTTTCAATACTTTCATTTTATTTCTCCATATTGGTTAAGATGTGAGCAATCACATCGACTGTCCATCCGTTACCAAGCATGCGATAGCGTTGTGTGTTTGATACGCCTTCGGTGTAGCCGTCTGGTACTGTTTGCAAACGCTCACATTCAAGCGGCGTAAGTTTGCGCCAGTGCATTTCTTCTTCTACAACCAAACTGTCTTTGCCTACTGTAGTAATCGCATTAGATTTTTCGTCTTTACGAAGTTCTAGCATTTGTTTTGTTTTCTCTGCAACCGATACTCCGTCTTTGTCCATGCGCTTACCTTTTTTGTCATACGCTCTGCCACGCATTGCACCGCCTGTTACAACTTTGGGTTCTCGATGACCACCGCCACAGGT